ATGTTATTATTTTATATCAGACAAAAAGGAATGAAAGATGAGTAATATTAAAGTTAGATTTGTTATAGAGGATTTAGAAAGAAAAAATACTTTTGCGTCATGCGTAAGAACTATTCAAGATATTTTCGACAGTCCTGAACTTTTAGAAGACAATATAATGAATAGTATAAACGAAGAGTTGAATTTTACCGAAGAGATAACAGATTATGAAATACACAAAGACTTGTATACAGAAATAAAAGATAAAAACCATGAAGAGCTTTTTGTAAATGATGTTGTCCAGTTCCATTCAAAAACAAATCACAAATCATTAGTAAGAAAATTGGATAGTGGACTATATGTAATTGATTTTATGGGAGAAGAGCTAAGTCTAATAGACGAACATTTCAGAATTAAAAAAATCGGAAACATACGCGAAAACCCAGAGTTATTAATTATCAAAGAGAATTAAACCCCTCTTTGATTATCCCTTAATAGGACTAGCCATATCTTTTTGAGTTTGTGAGTTGATACCTATAAAAACTTTATTAATCTCATTAGATACAGTTTCCGCTATTACTTTAGGGTCGCCATTTGCACCGCTTACATTGATATCTACTTTAATATCGTTTGTACTTGTTGTACTTGAATTAACGCTAGAACTAGATACCTTTTGAGGAGTTAATACATTCGCGTTTATATCTGTATTACCACCACCAAAAAAGCCTTTTACTGCATCTAATGGGTTTGGAACATCAAAGCTTGTAAAATCATCAAATAGTTTTTTAGCCTCTTTGAAAGGTTGCACCATGTACTTATAAACAGATGAACCTATTTCTTTAACTTTTACAATGAAAGTATCAAAGTTGTTAGTTAATAATACTATACCTGCTATTACTGCACCTATTCCGATAATTAATAAACTAAAAGGATTGATACTAGCTATTAAATTAAAGGCTATCATTGCAACTTTAAATACATTCATAGCTACAGTCATTCCCATAGTGGCAACTTTTAAAACTGCTAAACCTGATACAAGTGTTGCGATACCTGCAACCATTGAAACGATAACACTACTTAAGATAGGGAACTGATCTATAAAATCTCCAATAGCACTTTCTCCACCTTGAAAATAAGTAACAATATCTTCTATTGCTAAAAATACTGCAACTGCTAAAGCTGTCATTAAAATAGGTAATAATAAAATCTTTATATTTATGGCTGTTAAAATGACTCCTAATCCTACAAGTGCATTTTTCCACCCGCCTACCGCCTGAGTCATTGCATTTAATACATTAGCAACTCTTTTGACAATATCAAACATCGCTTTAAAAGTGGTTATTAAGCCATCTAAAAAGCCTTGTATATTTTGTTTAATTACATCTTTGTTTGCAATGAACCAATCTTTAAAAGCGGAAATCATTGCTGTAATCTCTGGCATTAACCCAGTAGCAACCGCAGAAGATACACCTGTTATAATTTTACTAACTCTTAAAAATTCGTCGTTAAAATCAGCAGCGGATTTAGTAGCGTTTTTATCTAATGCGAAACCTAACTCTATTGCTTCGTTTCGTTGCTTTCTAAGTGCTTCGCTACCTTGTTGTAATGCGATTATAGAATCAGCACTAATTCCTAGTTTAGAAGCAAATTCTAATTTTTGTCCTTGTGTAGATAACTGACTCATTTTATCAGCTACTTCTTCCATAAGTACAGTAGAGCTTTTTATTTTCCCGTTTGCGTCCGTTGCAGATAATCCAAGCATACCGAATACTTCAACACCGCCGCCAACACCTCTAGCTGCTTCACTTGCAATTTTAGACAAGTTCTCTAATGATGATGTCATTGATTCAGCACTACCACCGCCTAACTCCGCTGCGTGTTGCCATCCTTGCAAGTCTTCTGTTGATATTCCTAACAGTTCGCTTGTCTTTCCTAGCTCATCATTTGCCCCTGCTACGCTTTGAACAAACGCGAATGTTGCTACACCTGCCCCTGCTATTGCTGTGCCTATGACTGCTAGTGATTTTGTAGCTGTTTTTATTCCCTCTTCAAAGTTGATAAGTTCAGTATCATCGAATTCAAAATTTAAAATACCAACTAATTCTGCAACTTTCATAGTACACCTTTTTATTTTTATTATATCTAAATTCGGGAATATTGATTTTTGATTGATTAATAACCTTAGTTTAAGATATTTTAATGTATAATTTTATATCAAGGATTAAAATGGAAGAAATTAAATGAAATATATTGCAACACTAAGTGGTGGTAAAGACTCAACAGCTATGTGTGATTTACTTTTAAAGAATAGTTATCCAGTTGATTATATTGTTTTTAATGATACTTTAGATGAATATGAAGAAATGTATAAATATTTAGAAAAGCTAAAAGTTTATTTCAAATCAAGATATAACAAAGAGATAACAGTTACTAAACCATCAAAAACGTATAGAGAATATATTTTTCATACAAAAACAAAAGGCGATTTAAAAGGTCAAATATCTGGACTACCTAATCCAACACAAGGTTTTTGCGAATGGAGAGGGATAGCAAAAAGAGACGCTTTAAATAAATTTCTTAAACCGCTTGATGAATATAAGATATATATGGGAATTACAACTTCTGAACAACATAGAACAAATAGGGAAGATGAACATTTTTTATACCCACTTATTGATAATTTTAAAATGAGCGAAAAGGATTGTCAAGAATATTTAGTGAATCAAGAGATGGAAAATCCATTATATAAGCATTTTACTAGAACTGGTTGTGCTAAGTGTCAATTTAAAAGTGAAAAAGATTGGTTTCAAACTTGGAAATATTACCCAGAAGAATGGAATAGTCTTAAAAATATAGAAAGGGAAGTAAATACTCTTAATAATGTTACTTCTAAAAATATATTTACAGAGTTTAGGAGTTGTGATGATATGGAATCAAAATTCAAAAAAGCAGAAAGACAAGGCTCACTATTTGATTTTAGTGATGAACCTTTAAAAGACTGCTTTTGTAAGATATAAATAACAAAGATAATTAACCCCTCTTTGTTATTCTTGACTAGCTAGATACTCAGCTTCTTGTTTTAAGTCTAAGTATTCGTGAAAGTCGTAAAAATCGTCTATATCGTAGATAGTTCTTAAATCGTGCAATGTTACTTTTAAATTACTATCTACTATTCTAAATACAGATAAGTCTATATTAAGCTTTCTATCTTCGTAGTTGCCTTGTTCTTGTTTAGTTTCGACTTCACATCGTTTATAAACTTCCCCAAGTTCAATTTAATAACCTCAATAGCAATTTCATACATATCCATAATTTCTAAATTGTTTACAACTAACGGAACTTCCGCTGTAGTGCTATCATCAGCTTTTTTAACTTGCATAATGTTTTTACTTAATAAATCAATGATTAAATTAACATATTTATCTTCATCAACTCTTTCAACTGCTTGTGCTAATTTTCCGACTAATGAAGCTACATCTTGTTCCATAACCTTACTCATTTCATCTTTAGAAATATTATCTATTCCACCTAATGCACTTGCTAAAACTTTTGTAACTCTAACTTTTAATTTTAATCCATCTATTGCATTAAGCTTTGTTAAAATATACTTTTTATTGTTTACTATAATCTCTTGTGTTTTCATTTATATTCCACCCTCGCCATTTACTTTATCTTTTCCATATATCATATTATTTCCCTTATTGTTAAGACTAGAACAAATCTAGTCTATTAAATATACTGATGAATCTCCGTGTAAAATCCATTCCATATCGTTTTGATTTCTACCTCTTGTAACAGTTGGCGTTTTTGAAATCCAAGCGTTTTTAACGATGTACGACTCTCCTGCTGTTGTATCTGTATAGATAAAAGGTAATACACCTGTACCAGTTTCATCATCAAGGATTTTAATACTATTTAGAATAGCATTTGAAGCACTTGATTGTAACAGTTTTATTGTGATAGTTACAGATTTATCATTTACTTGTGTACGAATAACCTCGCCTTTAGCACCTACTGTTTTAGTAAATCTATCCGCTGATTCTTCAATTACTAGGCAGTCGTCGCCATCCGCCCATCCCTCAATTTCGTTAATACCAAAAATAGCGTTTACATTTTTAAATGAATATGACCCAAACATTATACTCTTACCTTTCCTCTAACGATTACTTTTCCGATAGCACCTGCAAGACTTGCTTCAAAATCTACATCTCGTAAGATTCTATCATCTCTGTCTTCTGTTGTTGTATCTGCTCGTTTAGGAACTGTTATAACAATTGTTCCATCTACTAAAATACCTTGTGTTACTCCAAAAGTTTCTAATAAGTTAGATAACCTATTATTTACCATTGCTATACCTCCATCTGTAAAAGGTACTTTACTTCCTGCTTCTGACTTTTCTAATAGAAGTGACATAAGCCCCTCTTCTGTTCGAGCTTGTAAAAAGTCAATAGAACGGATAATATCAAACCATTCGCCCTCTCTATCGATGTTTTTACCACCAACCATAATACCTGGATAGAAAAACACTTGACCTGCAAGTCCAACTGTAGTATTTCCATTGTTTGCAAAAAGATTATCTTTTTGAGGTTCTGTAATACTTGCAGCAGGAATAAAATCAGCACCATCTGCAGCACCTGCTAAGATATGATAAGCCATTTGTGATTTACCAGGATCGATTGGTAAAAATTCACCTAGTATTGCCCAAGATGTATATTTAGTTACATCATCGTGATGTATTACCATAGACCTTTTATAACCGCTAGTTTCTTTGTTCTTTAATTTATACATCAAAGTAGTATCTTCATCTAATATAAGATTGTTTGCGTTGTTAGAGTCAAAAACTGCAACTTTTCTCATACCCTCAATCTCAGTTGCTAATAGCTCTAAATTTGTTTCATCTGTTCTAAGTGACGCTGTAATACCTAGTACATACCATTCATTATTAGTATCAATGATAGCTTGTAATGCGTCTGTAATAGTTTCAGCACCTGCTTTATCCCAAACACCAATTAAGAGCTTTTCAGGTTGTCGCTTGTTTTCTGCTTGTTGGCTAAAATAAGCTCGTGCTGCTTTGTATTCATCAGTCGTATCTGCGTAATCAGTTTCAACCGCTGGTAAACTTAAATACTCTTTTACTCTTGTAGTTGTTGTAATTACCGCAACATCATCAGTAAGTAGAAGAGGAACACCAAATCCTGCTGCACTTAATAAAGCTGTTTCTTTAGTAATCACGACATCGACATATCGTTTAAATGGATTCGCCATTGTTTTATCCTTTTTGTTTTTTTAATTATATCTTTTATTTAGCTTTCTGTTTTTCACTAAGGTATTTGATAAGCTGTACCAAATCCAACACCAGCTAGTTTCTCAATAGATTCTACATTCTTAGTTTCTTCATCGTTTACATATACAAAAAAGTCACATTGCTTTCTTTCTTCCCATTTATCACGAACTAATTCAGGCAAATCAATAACCTCTCCACTTTCAATAATTCCGATATTTTTAGATTGAAAATAAATCTGTGTATCAATTCTATTAAATGAGCTTGTTAATTTAGCCATTTGATTCTGCACTGTTTCTGCACCATCTCGGAAAATATTAACACCGATTCTTATTTTACGAACACCTGTATAATTCAGATTAACTGTGTCTAAAGGTGCAGCGGTTGCGTTATATGTATCGTGTCCGATTACTTGTGCATCATATATCTTTACTGTTGCATATTGACCTATGGGGCGTGGGTTGTTATCGTTTTGAGATATTACGAATCCTCCACCGAGTCCAGTAGCTGAACGAACCCATTGTTTTAAATTATTTTCTATTAATGTATAATCTATCATTGTTTAATTCCTATTGCACGAAAATAATTCCCTAAATTCTTCCTATTGTGTACACTTGATATTTCCCATTCATCGCCACCAAATACTATTATATCCGCGTTAGTTTGCAGCACTTCATCTGAAGTTTTCAATTCAGTTGTAGTATGAAATTTAAAAGTTTCTTTAGTTCTAACCGCTTCGGGTAGTGCTAGTCTTTCATCTGCTGTTAATGATTGTGCTACTACTTGTATTGTCGTTTCTGTTGGTGCTGGAGTTATCCAATAACCGTTTCCATCTCTTGACCCTGCTGTTTTTCTTTTTAGTATTGCATCTTCTAAAAAGTCGTCAAAGGCATCTGTAACATCTAACATATATTATCCTTTATCATTTGGCTACTTCCCAAGTCACAGAACCTCTCAGTTGTCCACTATCTATTAGGGGGCGACTACTTCCTTTTAATGCGATTGTAGTTGCACTATTAGCTTCCCAGTCATTATTAGTAAATGATTTTTTAATAACTGTTTGTCCCCATACTCCAAGTTTCTCAATAGCATCATCTGTTGTTGTTTTACCGTTTAAAATATTGATTCCTTGATTCTTAACGAATTTAAAATAATCAGCTTTTGCATTATCTAAAGGAACGCGGATAAAACTTCTTTCAGGAATGTTTTTTGATGGACTTCCGAACTCTTGAATTGCTCCAATTTCAATAAGGCTTACACCATCTTTATTTGCAGGAGTTCCTTTTGGTAATCCAACTTTGACTTTTACATCTTTGAGTTGTTTTTTAAGTGTCTTTAATCCACTCATATCAACTTTAGTTTTAAACAAGACTAGCCCCACGACCTACATTTTTTCTTCTTGCTAGGTCTAAGTATCGTTTACCATAAGAAGTAGAAGAGTAATAGTCTTCTGTGCTGTTTTCTGAAGCTTTATTGTTGTAGCTTACGCTTACACCCTCTACTGATTTAGAAGCTATCTGTGCTGTTCCGTTGCTGTTTCCGCTTGATGTTTTAATTGATACCGCTAATTCGTGAGCTGTTAAGTAGTATATTCCTATGTCTCGAACATTTCCCCAGCTTTCGGGCACCATTGATTCGGAATCATCTAAGAATAATTGAACTCTTGCATCTGTAGCAATAGGTTCATTAAATTCAGGAAACCTTATCCTAAAGTCTGTAATATTTGCCATTAATATCTCTTTTTTATTTATATTATATCAGCTTTTAAGGTTGTGGATTATTGGAGTGAGTAGAATAAAATAAGGAAATTAATCCTTATTTTTCTTATGTTGTTGGAGCTTGTTTCGTAGTAGGCATCACAACTGTAAAGTCTTTATTCTTTACATATTGTGCAAACCCTTTGTGTTTATTTAATGTATCTGCATCTTTTTTATTAAATACATTCTCATCCGGCTTAACTTCAATTTTGCCAAACTTTACGAATCTTGGTAAGTTGTTCGTTACTTTCATTTATATCTCCTCTAAGACTACGCGTTAATTTCGTAGTCTAAGTATTTAAATGCAGATGGATACTTAATCCAAACACCACCAAGTTTTGCAACTGTAGGAACTTTAAAACTATTATCTTTCATTTGAGTTGGTCTAAATTCAATAGGTAAAACCTCATTAAACTTAACTCTTCTTGGTGTTCTATCATACCAAATAGCTCTTACTATATTAGCTGCTCCTGCTGTTTCTAGTTCATTTGCAACAATAACATCATTCATTGTAAGTCTTGAATTTTTTAAGATTCTTTCAAGTAATGTTTCAGTTGTTACCCCTGCTACTACAGCGAAAGGAGTTTGATCTAAATATAAATAAGAAGCTGTTGATAAAGCTAAAGTATTTGCTTTTACTTTTTGCTTAGAATTAGTATAAATATCATTGTAACCAATCATAAAAAAGTCTACTTGTTCTTGTGCTGTAAAAGAATCCAGTGCTGCACCTGCTTCTGTTGTTGCAACATCTACATTTGCATTATTTGCTAAACCAGTTAAATTAATATCAGATTGACCTATCCAAATTAATCTGTTTACCATTTCTTCATAAGCTTCAATAGTAACTTCTGCTTTCATTGAGTCAAGGTTCATATTAGCTTGTTCTGCTGCCCATAATTCTTCAATATCATATTCAAAACCACTTTCAGAAAAGAATACAGGAGCTTCAACAAATTTACCTGATAAGTCTATAAGGTTGTAATCTTCTGCTTTATTAGCTCTAAGCTTCATTACTCCAACTTTATCTAAAACATATTGTCTTACAGTTGTCGTACCTCTTGACCCCT